AATCCTCCTATAACAATAGTAGAGATCATCTGTTCTCCATAGAGTTTACCATAAGTTCCAGCAGCTCCATAGAGTGCTGTAAAGTTCTTGACTGAATTTACTCTAACAAACAGAGCTGTGTTAGAGAAGGCTTTAGGCATCAGACTCATTCCATCTGATACTACACTAATGTGTTTATGCCCTTTTTTGTTTGCTCCTATCCACGAGCGTACGCATGAGATATTACCGATCTTAGCATTAAGCATGTAATCGGCTGAAAACCCAAGAGAAGAAGTACCATCTCCTTTTACTCTTGTAAAGGAAGCAGTACCTCTTGCATCTTGTGCTCCATCAGACTTAGTCTGAATACCAACTAAATCACCAGTTACTAAGATCGCAGGCTTAGCAACTTCGGCTTTAGCTTTATTGGCTGCTTTCGCAGTACCACTAGACTGAGACTTTTGTTGCTCAGTCTTAGTTTCTTCTACTTTTTGTTCTGAGGGTTTCTCGGTTTGTACTTCCGTTTTTTCTTCGGTTTTACCACTACTTCCTGAGCCACTTCCGCTTCCACTGCTACCACTGGAGCTTCCACTACTGCTTCCGCTACTACTTCCACTACTAGAGCTGGAGCCACTGCTTCCTGAAGCACCATTTCCGCTGCTTCCTGAATTGGGATCTGGGGAATTTCCACTTGAGGTTCCTGAGGTTTCTGAGGAGTTAGATCCACCGTTTGTTTGTCCACTTTCTCCTGACGAGCTGCCAGAAGAATTAGAATTACTAGAGCTACTGCTAGTACGATTCCGAGAGTTAGTTCGATTGTCATTGTTATTGGTTTTATTGTTGGTTCCTACGTTAGTTCCTGAAGAGGTACTAGAGCCTACATCTACGTTAACACTTCCTACATTTGATATAGCCCCTAGATTCATAACATTACTTACAATGTTTAAGGTTGCATTTGTAGTCGTTGTTGTTGTTGTAGTTACTCCAACTCCTTGACAGGGTGATGTATTTTTATACTTCAAATATACACTATTTATCCAACTATCAAATGTTCCGTCTGTTAATTCTGTGTAAGAGAAAGTTTGGACTTGTCCATAGTAAGCAATTACTATAGGACTAGACATATTTGCGTTAATAAATTTTAACTCCTGCGTGCAAGGGTCTGTGTATGAATACATAAAGCTCTGACCTTTTAGGGACAGAGCTAGTATGCAAAAGATTAATAATATTTTAGTTTTTAAATACACCTGCCTTAATGAGATTTTGAATCACATTAGTACAAGCAGTTTCTAGAGACTTTCTGGTAGCTTTACCGACAGTACTTTGAGAAAACTTCATATCGTCAAGAGACTTTAAGAAAGATTCGCCTATCTTTTGTGATTCGCCTTCTCCAGATCCAATGTATATCTGACCTGTCTTTGCGTCAACAAAACGAACTTGTAAGCGAATAAAGGTAGTGACAGCAACCTTTGACTTAAGACCTTCAACTTGCTCGTCTTCATCAACAGCAAAATCAGCCACAGTAACATACACAAAATAGTGAGCAGGTTTAATCTTACCTTTTCCATCAATGGGTTCATCAAATACACCTTTCTTTGAAGCTTTGAACTGAGTCACCATCCTCTCCTTGATCTCACTCTTCTCCTCAGTAAATACAAAACGATTTGTTTCATCTAAATAGTCTAATACGGATTCTGCAAAACCTAAGCCTACGTTCTTTTCCTGTAAAGCAGGATACAAACTTAAGACTTTTGTCATGTCTACACTAACTACTTGAACTGTTCTTTTAATAGAATCTGTATAACCAGATACACTAGAGATGTCCTTAGACACTACAGGCTCATCATCTGTGGTTGTTTTCATACTACCACAAGAAACTAAAAAAATTACTATTAGTATCGTTAATATATTTTTTACCATGGGTCTTCTTCGGTTTCTTTAGGTTTAGTTGCTGGAGCAGGAGCAGGAGAAGCAGCTTTTTCAATTGTCTTCTCTCTGATAATAGTAGTGTTACCACCACCAGTATTTGCTTGTTGCTTTTGTTCGTTGTTCGTAGTGATGTTAATCACAGGTGCAGGGGCTGCTACAGCAGTTGGAGTTTCTGGCTTTTCATCTTCTCCACCACCTAAGTGAGTAGCAAACCAAGCACCTCCTGCTGTAACAGCAGTGGTGATTGCTCCAATGATTGTTTTTTTGATAGCGGACATACCGCCTTCTTCTTTTTCTTCTGACATGATATTATGGATTATTTTTTTTACAGTTTTTGTTATGCCACCTAGAGATAGCTGCTGGTTGTGCTAAAAATCCACATACTTCACAGACAATTTTAGATTTAGGATAACTATAATTTTCTTTATTTACTCTAGGTTTACGCATTTTCTCTATAGCTTCAGAACTATGTTTTACTCCTCGTATTGTATTTGCAAGCTTATCTTTAGATTCTTGAGTCCAGACTCTTCCAGGTTTTCCTTTTTTGTCTAGACTCAGTTGGAATTGCCTTATCTTTTCTTTGGTCTCTGGTTTTACAATAACTCCAGTTCCCCCATCACCTCCATCTGTTTGATTTGCTAAATAACCTTGAGACTTATCTTTTCTACCATAGAGTTTTATAAACTCTTTTTCTTTTTCACAAGCTTCTTCCCAAGTTAAATCGTTTAATACAATGTCAACTTTATATTCTGTTTTAGAGATTATACGATGCCAGTATTCATTACGATGTTCCTTTGCTTTAGATCTTCTAAATTTACCTTCATTATCATCTACACCTATTCCAATATAAAATGGAATATTCTTATCTAGTCTAATATGTCGGTAAATATAAGCCATAGGTAAATTTAATTAATTTTCGTCTTTCTTGCTATATTTAGCAGCTAAAATTTCTGGGGTATCATCTTCCTCATCTACTTTAGAGATAAGCATCTTGTCTCTGTCTTCAGAGTTAAACCAGTAGTCAACTACTTTGTTTAAGTTACCTACAAAGGCACCCAAGAGAATAAGTAGCATTTCTTTCCAGTCTTCTCCAATAGAAGCTCCTAAAAATACTGCTGCATTGATTCCAAGAATGATTAAAGTAAACAAACCTAATACAATAGCGGTAATTCTCCAACGATTGGCTTGCATTTGTTGTAGCATGTAGTAGAACCTGTTTTTAGGATCTACTGCTACTGGTTCTGCTTGGGTAAGACCAAGTGCTTTTTTTATGTTCATTTTTGTACGATTATTTTAGAATGTAATACTTCTGTCTCAGTAGTTACAGAAAGAATATAAACGCCATCAGAGAGACGATCTAGGTTTGCACTATACTTGTACTTACCTGCGGGCATACGTTGCTTTAAAAGAGTCTCTATGCGTCTTCCTACCTCATCTGAGATAGCCATGTCTACGTTAGAGTCTTCTTTAATCTTGAATTGGACTTGGATGTTTCCTTCTGTAGGGTTAGGGAATACTATAATAGAGTTTAAGTCGTTAAGCGAGATAGTTCCTTTGTTAACTCTACGGACTTCAATAATTCCCATAGCAGGAGTAATGTTCATATCCTTAGAGTCTTTATCTCCTACGTATTTAGCACCTGTCCACAAAGCTGCACTTGCCCAAGAGTCTTGAGGTTTTTTAGCAATGAACTGAACTTTAAAAGCCTGCTCTCCATCGTTAAGCATGTTCTCGTTAGTTAAGTCAGCACCTCCCCAAGAAACCATTCCATTAGAAGGGTTCAGGTAAGTAGTCCACTTCATCATCTTCTCAGAGTTCTCAATACCTTTAAACTCTAAGTAAGCTGTGTCATACCTAAGATCTAACTGTAATGCACCTAAGTTCTTTCCGTTAGTCAAAACTTTAACAGGAACGTTAACTAGGTTTCCTTCTTCTACACTTACTTTAGGCATGTTTACCTCGATAGTTTCTGCAGGGAAATCATAACTTACAGTTTCGTCAATGATGTAACGTTTAGCGTTAGCTTGATTAGTAATTTTAATAGGAGTCAAACGAGCCATTTTAAATCCTGTAGCATTAGCGTCTCCTTTAACAGCTACATAGTAAGTAATAGAATCTCTTCCATCTACAGAGTAAGTAAAGTTATTTACAGTAGAATAGGTAGAAGTAGGATTGCTTGTAGCTCCATTAATTGCGTTGTACTCAGCAACTGTAAAGAACATTACATCCTTCTTAGAGTTAGGCCAAGAAGTAAATCTACCTGCCAATCTTCCGTAAACTGAATAGACATCAGCAATAGAGATATCACCAGTAGTTCCGTTTACATCCATTGTGTAGTAGTCAAATCCTGTAGGAGTGTACTGACCTAAGATAGATTGATTAATCTTCTGTGCATCTGCAGTAGAAAATACATTACCTGGAGTCATTGTGTCTCCCTTAACTACAATACGCACATCCCAATAAGTTGTATCTAAGAATTTCTTAAACACAGTAACACCCAATGAGTTAGTCTTTTGTGAAGCAATCTGAGACCAAGTTGAAGAACCTTTAGCTCTCTTCTCTAAACTAACAGTTAAGTTCTTAGCATCTGTACCAGTTACGTTTTTAAACTTAGTAGCAAAGCGCAATACTTTCTGATTGAAGCGTCCACCATAAGAGTAAACTACCAAGGTAGTATCATTACCCCAGTTAGTGGCAGCTCTGTTAGAGAATGATTTAACACCAGCAACTTTCAAAGTCTTAATAGAATCTAAGTTGTTCCAAACTGTTTCACCTGCGTGAGTAAAAGTTAAATCAAATGTAGCTCCATTAGAATAGTTAAAAGTAGAATTAGATCCTGTGTAAGCCAAAGTAACTGT